TTCCAAGGGCGTCCGCGCTTGCAACCGAAACATTGGCAGCAGCCTTGGTGTTCGCAACACCAGAGGCAAGACCAGTGTACACCGCAGCGGTATCGAGATCCGAGCAGTACGTCACGTCGATGCCCGAGTACACGGGGTTGTTGTACGCCGAATCCTGATAGTTCACCAGCGTGTCGTTCGCAAGACGAAGTTGGCGACGGTAGAACTGGACTCCCTCGCGCGAGGTGAGGATCATCTGGCGCGAGAGGTTGTCGTTCTCGAAATACTGCTGACGAGTCGCGGGAGCCTCGTACTTCAGGCGCATGAACATGTTGTCGAATGCGGTGAAGAGAGGATGGTACGTGATGTTCGGAGTGCCAGAGTTTCCGAGGTTGTACTCGGAGTTGGCAACAGCGGCCTCGGTGGTGGAAGCCGCAGTCATTTCGGTGGAAAGACCGCCGACGCCCGTTCCGTTGTTGTAGACGTACAGTTCGACGAGATTGGTCCAGCGGGTATCCACCGTCGGGTCCAGACCCATGACGTTCGTGAATCCCATCGGAGTGAGTCCGCGCTGGCCGAGCGAGCCGCCAAGATTGCGGCTGCGGCCAGTGATGAACGTCGGGAGCGAGTACGGAAGGCGACCGCTCTCGACCTCCATCTGCGCGTTCGACGGGGGAGCCCAGAGATCCTCCTCGAAGCCGTTGGTCATCGAGGTCCAGAGGCGCTGCTCCTTGATCTTCTTCAGGCGCTTGTAGGCGACCTTGGTGGAGCCAGCGCTCTCGCCCGTGTTGAGTTCGACCTCGGCGTCGGTCCACGACATGTGGTCGATGCTGAAGCGCCACGGAGCCTTGATGGTGTCAGTCACCTGCGGGTTGCGCCAAGTGAAGACGTCGTTCGGCTGGTAGTGGTCGTAGGTGCGCGCGTCATCGAACATGATGACGTCGCGAATCTCGTTGCCGCCCTGAACAGTGACCTCGCTGGCCTTGTTCTTGAGGAGGCGGCTAAAGGCGTAGGTGTTCTTGACCGCCTCGTTGATGACGGCGTCGGCGCTGGTCAGGTAGGTCGGACCAGTCGTCTGCATGAAGTCGTTGAAAGTCTGGATCGAAGGCATGGTGCCCTCCGTGTTGGGTTAGCGTGAAAGGACTCGACGAACGTCGTCGCGCGTTCCACCAGCGAGGAGGATGTCGAGGGCGGTGTCGTCTGGGTCTGCCTGCGGAGCGACCCTCTTCACCGACTGCCCGACCGTTGGTCGGGCAAAGTCCCGAGCATCCGACTTGCGGGTTGGACCAGCAAGTTTCTCGGCTGCGGCGCGCATGATCTCGTCGACTGATTTGAACGAAGCGGGGCTTGTTCGGCCAAGTTCGGCCGCAACCTCCATCAGTTTCTCGTAGGCGGGGGCTGACTTGCCGTACTCGCCCTTGATCGACTGGTAGGCGATCTGCGATTCGTACTTGATCTCCATAGCCCGCGACTGCTCGGCCATCTGCTGCTGCATGCGTGCCTGCATGTCGCGCAGCGGCTTCGCGGCCTCTTCTCCGAAGATCTCGGAGAACTCCCGAACGGAATCCGCCTCGGCTGGCGCTGGCTTCTTCGGTGACTGCTCGGCCACCGTCTTCGCCTGCGGCTCCTTGCGGGCCTGTTCGGACATGCGAGCCCCGAATGCATCGACGTCAGCCTGCCTCTTGGCCGCCTTCAGCCCCCACTCCTTCACCTTGTCGGGATTGGAGCGGATGCTTTCGATGACCTCGGCAGGAACGCCGTCCCGTTGCAACGCCTTCATGGCGCGCTCGTAGTCCGAATCGACCACGGGCGGCGATGGCGGCGTGCTCTGGGCATCGCTCGGGAACTCGCGCGCGAGAAGTGCGTCGAGGATCTTGTCGTTTTCATCGTCGGAGTTGTCGGCAACCTGCACGGCAGGAACCGCTTCCGCTGGAACGACGGGCTCGATCGCTTCTGGCTTCTGTTCTGTGATGGGTTCTGGCATTTCAGTCCTTCACGTAACCATGCCGTGCCATGATCTCGCGTTCATGGCGCTTTGACTCGATGATGGGCTTGCCGCCGACGTACTTGCTGCATCCCGAGAGATTCCTCGGGAGAGCATGGCTCACATACGGGTACTGGGACCTGTTGACTGCTGGGTCCACCTGCACCGACATGCTCGCAATCCGCGTCAGCAGCGTGCCTTCGTGCTCGATAATACTGCCGATGGAAGGCGCGTCACGCATCGGCATGTCGATTTCCACGACATTTCCTGATTGATCTTGGAATTCGTATTTCATACTCGGTTCGCCACCGCGCGCAAGCCAGCGACTGACGAGGCTGGGATCGGGCTTGGCTCTCCCATTGCGTTCGTTCTCGCGTCTCGTGGCGCTGCCGACTGCTCTGGTCCAGCCCCCATGCCCATCATCGGCGATGCGGCTGGACTGGGACCAGAACCAGTGTCGACGATGTCGCCGAGGTTCGGAATGTTCATCGCATCCCCGATGATCGAGAGCAGGTCGCGCCACTTGACGTTCGGTAGCGCCATCGCCGCCTGCGCCACGTTCGTGGTGATCTGGAGCATTTCCAGCGCCCGCTTCTGGACGAGCGCCTCGGACACGCGCTCCATGCTGTAGGAATCGACCGCGACTTCCATCTCCTCCCATCCGCCCATCATCACCCCGCCTGTGAAGACGGGGTCGGCTTCCAGAAGCGCCCTCATGCCCTCGTCGCCGAGAGGAAGGGAGATGCGGTTGTCGTGCCACATGAACCACATGACCTTGCGGGCCATCTCGTCGACGGCGTCCTGAAACTGCCGCTTCAGATGGGCCATGCGCATCGTGGCGCTCGACTCGGCGACGGCAACCTCGGTGGCGGTCGCGGCTCCAGAGATGTTGCCGCGCATGGCGTCGTGGATTCCAGAGACTCGGTCCAGCCGATCCTGAGCCAACTGGCTGTAGTTGACCTGCTGGGTGGTGATCCCGCCGATCTCAAGGTTCATCACTCGGTCCTTGTCGAGGCTTTCCGAGATGACGACGTAGTCGTGCGGACGGTCCTTGATGTCCTGCGCCAACTTGTGGTTGCGGCTGTCCACCATAATCAGGCGCTTGTAGGCGGCTGCGGACGAGCGCATGCTGGAGAGATGGCGGTTCAGGTCCTCGACCTGCGACTGGATCGCCACCAGCGGAGACAGCGGGTACGGGTCGTCGGGAACGGTGTAGACGCCGAAGATCGCGTACGGCCCGTTCTTCGGGCCATAGTACGGAATCGGCTTTCGGACGTAGCCAGACCACTTCGACTGGCCCTTCCCGCTCTTGACGACGGTGTAGATGGTCCCGTGCACGAGGTTCGACCCGACCACGTCGTCCAGCAGGTGGGCGGCGGCGTCGTTCACCTCGGGGACCCACAGTTCGTAGACGGTCAGTTCGTTCCTGTTCTCGATGTCCCGAGAGCGGGAGTTGTCTGGCCGCGCCTCGTCGACGTCCGTGTTCGCCGCGATGTCCGAGATGGCGTCGGCGTCCCACGAGTCGTCGACCGCCGCCTTCCGCAGCAGGTCCTCCTTGTCGACGACGTAGCAATGCCCCATGTATCGGGCATCCTCCCAGTTCGACGCGGCGGGGTCGATGAAGAACCGCTCGGGGGAAATGCGGTAGATGCGGGGCAGGTACGGTTCCATCCCGTCCTGACGCCGCACCTCGCCGCGCGGCTCGCTGACGACAAGGCCGACTCCCCACCCGAACAGCATGTCCGTGGCGATACGCTCCAGAGTGCGCCGCAGGAAGGTCACGCGGGACCACCTGTTCATCGCGATCTGCAAGCGCTTCGACACGAGCATGTCGACCGACGGTCGGCCGCTCTTCACCCTGAACTTGGGATTGTCGTGGATGATTCGCGGAAGGATGAGCGAGACGTATTCGTGGGCGAAGTTCTCGGGGTCATCGTTCTCGAAGTCGGCCTTGTCGTCTCGGTACGCTGGACCGTGGTAACGCTCGACCATCGACGTGAAGTTGGAGATGTGGGCGTCCCTGAAGCGCTCCGCGCTTTCGATCTCACGCCTGATGGATTCGAGCGATGTGTCCAGCATGTTGCCTCACTTCTTCTTGCTGGGCTTCTTGCCGCCGCCCATGCCGCCGCCGTAGCCGCCGCCCTTGGCTCCGCCCTTGCCGCCATTCATGCCCTTGCGGGACGTCGAGCATCCGCTCTTCTTCATCGCTTGCTCCTGTTCTCAGGCTTCTGCTGACACTCGATCATCGAAGCCTTTGCAACGACCGAGTTGACGAAATGCATGAGGCGCTGCGCGTCCGCATTCTCGATGCGGTCCACGTCTCGCGTGTCGATGTACTTGATGTGAGCGGTCGTCCCGAAGAACGAGATGCGCTCGATTCGATGGAGGGGCACGAAGACCTGTTCGGTGATCGGTACGAGCATCAGCGCTTCCTCGCCTTCTGCTGGGCCTTGGACTTGAACGGCATGGTTCACCTCTTGAGAAAGTATCTGGTCCTGACCCAGTCGACCTCAAGCGTTGCAGGCTGGGCAAATGTCTGCACGCCACGGAGCGTGATTCCTCCGTTGTTGAGCGTGGAACCGTTTCCAGAGACGTTGACCTCCTCGGACATGTTCACATTGCCTACGAAGTTGTCCCGCCTAGGGATGAACGCTGGGTCGGTTTCGTTGTGGACGAGCCGACCATTTGCCCAGAACTGAGCCTGTTTTCCATCTCGGCGAACCCAGACGTGCAGTGTCGCCCACGAGTTTGTGGGAACTCCAGTGTCGATCCGCTTCTCTAGGAACGAAGGATCTCCGTATCCTGCCTGCCCGTTCACCGACAGATGGGCGAACCAGTTGGCCTCGCTTCCGTACGTCGTGAAGCAGATGCAGGCGTAGAACGGCGTGGAGTTCGGGACGTAGGTGATGTGTCCAGCGGAGAATCCGATGCGGGGGACCGTCTCGTCTGCGTTTGTCTTGACAAACTTGACCCGAGCCGTGCAGTCCATCTCGAACTGTCCAGCCATCAGGTTCGAGTTCTGCCCTCCAACTCGGTCGGAGACTGCGACTCGGAGTCCAGTCGTGATCGGAATGGCGAGCCCGTACTTCTGCGCGAAGTCGCTGGAGTAGTCGGCGACGAGAGACAGGTTGCCTCCTCCTCCGATCGTCGGGTTCCACACGTTCATCGAGCCGATCACGAGGCCGTTGGTCGGGGTCTTCGCGGCGCAGTTGCCGAACATTCGGCAGCACTTCCTGATGTCGAACTCGCGCGCGTCTGGGAACGAGTGATCGACGGACTCGAATACGCCGTGCATTACGCCCTCCTTGTGAAGTAGCGGAACTGGAGGTAGTCGGACTTCAACTGGTACGCGGTCGTCACGGTTCCAGTCGCATGGGCGTCGAGGCCGACTCGGATGGATGCGGTGAACGGAAGTCCAGTCA